AGGTCGAGCAGCTGATCCCGAATCAGCTCGAGCTGAACAAGACGCTCGCAAGACGCGCGATATCCATCAAGATGACGGCATATCCGAGGCTCGCATACGACGACACGGCGATACAGAATCCTGAAGCGCTCGACAAGGTCGGAGCGGCCATCAAGCTGAACGGCGGCAACTCGCAGGCTATAACACAGATGATATCCTACCTCGCTCCGCAGGCTATGTCGGGCGACGCGAAGCAGCTGTCCGATGAGCTCCTGAACGAGTCGAGGACCCTTGCCGGAGCGTCCGACGCGCAGCTCGGTAACATCGACCTGTCGAGGGTATCCGGCACGGCGGCGCAGACCATCAGAGACCAGCAGCAGGTGCCTCTGAACGAACAGGTCAGCATGTATCAGGACTTCGTTGAGAACGTAGCGCTCCTGTGGTTCGAGCTGTGGAAGGTCTACTATCCTTCGGGCATCGAGATGGACGGCGTCAAGGTCTCCGCGAAGGAGATCATGGCGGTCGAGCCGAACGTGCGTGTCGACATCGCAGAGGACACGACGCTGTCGAAGATGGCGACGCAGCAGGAGCTTACGAACCTGTTCAACAACGGAAAGATATCTTTCGAGGAATACGCGGAAGCGTATCCGGAACACGCATCGATCCCGAAAGACGTGCTCATCGGCATAGTGTCGAAGCGCAGACAGCTCATGGAGCAGGGACAGATGCCGACTAACGAGAACGGCGAGCCGCTCGATCCTCTGGCTACGGGCGGCGGAGTGAATACCGGCGGTGTATCCGGCGGCAGCTATCAGGGAGTACAGAGCACTCTGGCACAGTAACAATGGCGGAAAAAGGAATCACAGCAAAAGATCTGACGAGCGGAGTAGCGGGCATGTCCGAAAAGACAATGACCTCGCGCTTCGAGGAATTCCTGAAGGATGTAGAGGCGGACGGCTACAGCATCGTGCCTACTATATCCGCTTTTGCTGACTTCATCGAGAAGCCGAGAGCGGACGTGCACGAATGGTTCCGCATCCACCCGACAGCCTCGAAGCAGATGCGCGACATGTGCGCCGACACGATCGCTTCGGGCGCGATGCTTAAAAAGTACGTGCCGAACGTGACGAACTTCGCCCTGAAGAACTGGTGCGGCTGGGAAGAGACGCCGCAGAAGAAAGGCACAAAGAGCAAAGACAAGGCCGACGAAAAGAAGGCCCGCGAGGCTCTTGATGCATACATAGCGGCTGAGAGGCGGAAAGGCTTCAAGGTCGTGTAAAAGAAAGCGTGTCCTCTGGGAGCGAACCGGCTCACGCCTCTCTCGCCGGAGACCACTCAGAGGGCACCCTCCTGACAATTTAATAGAAAGGAATTGACGAGATGGAAGAGTACATCAACGAAAGCGCAGAAACTCAGGAAGTCGCTGAACCTGAAATGGATGTAGAAAGCGAAGAAATGCAGGACGTCGCTGAACCTGCCGAGGCCGAATCGGAAACTGCCGAAGAACCTACCGAAGAGAACGGACGCACTCCGCAGGACGCGGCATTCGCGGAACAGCGGAGACGGATCGCGGAGCTCGAAGAGCGTGAGCGCACGCTCGCCTCAGACAACGAAGCGATGATGGCTGCTCTCTCGAGGTATTTCGAGGGCGAGACGGCCGAAGAGTTATCCATCAATGCCAATGCTTACGCAGAGCAGAGAGACCCGGACGAGGTGCGGGAAGAGTACGAAAGAGCCAAGGAATTCGAGTCGCTGAAGACAGAAAACCAGAGGCTCACGGACCAGCTCCTCGACGCGGAGGTCGACCGGCTCATGCGTGAAGGCTTGCGCGAGGTCCAGGAAATAGACCCGAGCGTAAAGTCGCTGGATGATCTGGGAGACGAGTTCGCCAGATTTATCGGCGCCGGCCTGTCGAGCAGGGAAGCCTACTTCGCCGTCAAGGCGATGGAGATGAAGGACAAGGTCTTTGCTCCCGACGCGATAGGAAAGGTAGCCGACACGAAGGCTGAACGCGACTACTACACATCCGAAGAGTTAGACCACCTGACCGACGAAGAGATGGAAGAGAACTGGGACAAGGTCATGCGGTCAATGAGCAGGCTATAGGACTAATTCAAAAGAAAGGAACTTACTACTATGTCATATGCAAATTTCAAACAGAAGGTATGGTCGAAGGCAATCGACAAAGACCTCGAAAGAGCATTCGTATTCGCTGACGGCACGAATCAGTCGTACAGCGGCGAGATCAAGGGGCTCGGCGACACCGTCAGAATCCTCGGCGTCGGAAAGCCGACAGTAACAGAGCACGACCTCCTCGACGGAGATATCACGCTGTCCGCGCCTGAAAAGGTCAGCGACACTTCGGTATCGCTCGTAATCGACAAGGCTGCTTACTTCAACTACGCAGTAGGCGACATCGACAAGGCACAGGGCGCAGGCAAGGTCATGTCCGTACTGAACACTGAGGCTTCCGAAGAGGTCGCCAACAAGATCGACAAGCACATCGCTAACCTCGTTAACCCTGATGCCGGCACAGTCGGACTTCAGATGTTCACGAAGACACAGATCAGCAATGCCAACGTAATGGCTACGCTCGATGCGTGCCAGGCAATGCTCTACGCTAACGACGTATCCCCGGCTACAGAGGTCGAGATGATCCTCCCTCCATGGCTGTACATGGCCTTCAGACAGGCTTATCAGAACAAGGATACCGACAACAGCGAGTACCTGACAAACGGCAAGGTAGCACGCTACGGCAACATGACCGTCAAGATGAGCAACAACGTAGCCATCAAGAACGACGGCACAAGAGACGTCTATTATGTCCAGATCAGGACAAAGAGGGCCATCGCCGTTGCCATGAGCGAGGCGCACACTGAGCCTTACAGACCTGAGTCGAAGTTCGAGGACGCTGTAAAGGGCTTCAAGCTGTACGGCGCGAAGATCGTTCGCCCTAAAGAGCTCGTCGTTCTGCCTTGCTACGCATAGCAGCGACCGGAAAAGTTATCACTAAAGTAACAAAGGAGAAATATACATGGCTATCGATGTAACAAGAGGTAAGACCGCAGGCGCGGCTCAGTACCCGATCCTCAAACTCAACGAAGCGAAGGAAGCAATCGCCATCACAAAGGCGGCCGCTTTCAACCTCGAGCTGACGGGCGGCGACTATAAGACTGCAATCGTCATGACAGGCACGAAGAACGCCACCGTTACATTCGCTATCGGAAACGGCGTCCAGGGCGCAGGCGATGATCTCGTTGTGACTCTCGGCTCCGCCAATCCGCACGCTATCGTGCTCGACAGCGGATACTTCAAGAGCGTTGCGAGCGATTCCGCTCACGAGAAGGACTGCGTGACCATCACTCCGTCCGCCTCGACAGACTTCCTCATCTTCGAGCTCCCGCAGTAAGCGGTATCAGAGGGGCGTATCACCTACGCCCCTCGTTGTTATGGGGCTTATACGAGGCGTACAGAGGCGGTTCAAGTCCGCAGAGTCCCACCAATGGATGCCGTGGGTGGCGGTAGCGAAATCTTCAAAGGCGGCGGGTAATACTACAGGCAGACCGAATGGTCAGAGAGAGTAGGCAGAATACCACCCACTTGTATGAAAGGAAACACAGATGGCAGTAACTTGGTCTGAATTAAGGGGACAGCTCGTCGACCTCGGCTTCGAGGAGGACGAGATAACAACAGAATACGGCAGGCTTATAAGGAACTCGGTCAATCGCGCCCTCGATGTGGTCTACAACATCGTGGTGCCGCAGATAGATTCGTACTACAAGCTGACTGCCTCCTGGGGCTATGAGGACGCAGACGGCAAATGGAGGCTCCCGAAGCCGAAGCACATCACGGAGGACACGGAAGACGACGCGAAGATAGTGATGGCTGATAATCTTCAGCCGCTGATCCCGCTCCTTGCAGCGCATTACATCTGGCTCGATGACGACATCACGAAGGCGACCATGTACTGGAACGAGTACGACCAGCTGAAAGACCAGATAATCGCCGTCTGCAGGCAGCCGAGGAACGCGCAGATAACAGGCGGGGTGAGTTTCTGATGGCACAGTTAAGAGTACCCGAAGCACCAAAAGAATTCGCGACACAGTATCACGAGATGCTCGGAGTCGACTATCAGGCTGACCAGACGGAGGTCGACCGCAGAAGAAGCCCGGACATGATAAACATGATCTCCGACTTCGGCGGCAATCCTGTCAAGCGTGACGGATACAGACGGGTCGGCATCGGCTATTCGGCGCTCGTGATGGTAGACGGCAATATGTACGGGGTGTATGCGACGTCATCCCTTCTGACGATATCTATCCTCGAGCTGGACGGCTATGAGCTCAAGACGATCGGCACCCCGTACTCGCTCATAAAGAACGTGGGCACCATAAACAAGGTGTTCGTTTACCAGGAATGCATCTACATCGTTGCGACCAACTGTCTCCTCCGCTTCGATACGGTGGACCAGACAGAGAACGGCGGATTCAAGTATGCCGGCATCGGCACAAACATGATGTCCGTCGGGACGATCGGCGAGACCGCTCCTGTCATCGAGGACAACATCCCGATAACGGCCTTCAACATGAAGCCCGATTCGACGGACGCACGCTCGCTCGATGACAAGAACATCTTCTCGATATATCAGATGGCGATGTATCACGGCGACGGCTCGACCAAGACCTTCAAGATCCCGAACTATCAGAAGATGGGGACCTGGTTCAAGGCGGAGGTCAAGGACGCGAACGGCGACTGGCAGCAGGCGTCGGCGTCAGTCGGGACATCTTCATCCGAGACGGGCAAGACGCTCGACGGCGAGGGGACGGAAACGAACAACATCGTAGACGCGAGCGTGACATTCACGACCGCTCCTGCGTCGTCCCCGACAGAGGACAATGTCCGCATCACATACGCGCCGTACTCGACTGAAGAGGTCGAGGCGGGCGTCAAGAAAGGCTACTACAACGAGACGCTCGTGAAGCTGCTTAAGAGCGGCACGGCAGCGTTCCAGGACAGCCGGATGTTCATAGCAGACACATACAAGGTCTACTACTCCGAAGTAAACAACCCATTCAAGGTGTCCGACCTCGCATGGTTCGATGTCGAGTCGGAAGTCGTGTTCTTCACCAAGTCCTCGAACCACCTTGCCATAGTCACAAGAGACAACGGCGGAAACACCATATTCCTCGCCGACGAGGCGACAAGGGTGGTCGACAAGGACACGGACGACACGGAGACATACTTCACAGTCAAGGCATCGAACGCGGGGGTCGGCGGCATCGCTCCGA